CGACCAAAACCAGAAAACATTTTATCAAAACGAGGAACGCGGATTTATGTTCGCAACGTCAACCGGCGGAACAGTAACCGGCGAGGGTTGCGACGATATGATTATTGACGACCCAATTAAACCAATTCGGAAAATTTGGCCTCCTTTTTAACCTTGAGTTTTTCCGCCTCAACCTCGGCCAATTTGGTTTTATTTTCCTCGGCATCGGTTTTCAGTTTTTCAACTGATTTTTTGGATTCGGATAAGGTTGATTCTAATTTTTCTCGGTCATGCTCGCCCGCTGTTAATTGCGCTTTTAATGCATTTACTTGCGCCTCAAGCTCGCCTATTTTTTTCAACATTTCCTCGGGGGTCATACCTGCTCCTTTGTTTGGGTTAATATGTTCATTTAAAATTATTTCCATATCCTTGATATGCGGCCGGTTTGTTAATCCCGCGCCCAACAATACAGGACCATGCATAATTTCCGTTTCGTTATCCTGATATTCGAAATCAATATCGGCGGAAATAAAACGAAATTCCTTATCCTGGATACTTTGCAATCCTTTAGGGGTCCAATCGACTGTAATCCATAATTGGTTCCCGTCCTCGCGTAATTCAATGGCCCGTATCCAACCGGATGCAACCCCGCCGGCATCGTGCGAATAATCAACGGCGATTTCCCCGCCCTTTAAACGCCGAACGTTTTTATCGTAATTGATTACCATTTGGGCGAGATCTTTTTTCGTAATATCGAAACGACCGTTCGGGGCCTGGGGATGGGAAAACGTTCCCGTTCGCAATAATTCAATTTCGGAAATATCCCGACCGTCGGATAATTGGATTTCCTTTAAATTGAAACGGCAAAAATACTTATTCTTTTTAATCGCCATGTATCCCCCAATTCATTAAATCGTTATAAATTTTTCCAATGAACTTTTTGACGGCCGCAAATCCTTTGCCTCGTCGTCTGGTTTCAAAATGAAAACTGGTAAAATATACGATTTGCAATTGTGATGTAATGGGGGCAAAAACCTCGCCGATTGCGGGTCGTCCTTTCGGAATATTTGGCCGGATCCGTTGTTGGATAAATCCTTGCAAATAGGGGAAACGGGATCCGCATTTATAAATTCAAACGCCTCGATTTGTTCAAGTACATCGGGGGCCTGATAAAATTCGATTTGGGTTTGATTGAATATAGAGGCAACCGCATTTCCGGCGGCCGCAACAACGGCGGGCGATGTTAAATATTTGTTCCTGGATTCCTTCATATCGTCAATTAAAATATTCGCATCCTCGGTTGTATTGATGTTTCCAGTCAATGCGAACAATATGTTTTTCTCAATGTCCGACGCCTGGGTATCGGCCAATAATGAAACCTCGGTTTTAATCATTTCCCGCGTCTGGGGGGGTAATTCCTTGAATTGTTTATCGAACGTTGATGCCAGTTTGATTTTATCCCCGCCTGGGATTATCGAACGGGCCGCGCCCAGGGCCGAGGTTGAAACTATTACGAGGCCGCCGGTCAATGCATCCTTATATTGTTTTAAACCTGTTAATTCCTCGTTGCGGGCAATGACTTGCCATTTTGATTTGGGGGCCTTTTTTAATTTGTTCCCAATCCGGTCAATCATTTTATCGGATATGTCCTTTAATTGGGATTGCATCAATTTTCTAAAAACCTGGGAACCCTGATTTAATATTTTCTCGTTTTTGCGTTTCGTTTGGGCGCGTTCGGCAAGGGTAACGCGGGAATTCCGGCGTTCGGAAAAAAACGAGGGGGGGTTGGGATCCCTGGGTTTGTTTTCCAGGTCGATTTTTTCCTGTTCCGTCAATTCAGGCATTTTAAATGCCTTTCGTAAAAATATTTCCAGATTGTTGTTGAGGGTAATGGCCTTTGCATCCGAAAGGATTTTAACGATATCGGCGAATTCCTTGCCCAATTTATCATTGATTCCGGTAACCCTTAATTTTGGATATTTGGCCTGTTTTCCGAAATTGATATCGATTAATTCTTTTATAATGGAATGGTTGAATCCCTGGGCGATTATATCCGCGTCCGTTTGAATGATTGATAAAAATTGATCGGATAAGTCAGTCGCCAGGGCATACGCGCCGGTATTTCCGCCGGTTCCCAATTCTAAATGTTGGGCAACGAATGATTTTGCCATTTCCAGGTTTTCCGCCTGGATTGCGGCCGTTACCTTATCGGCATCAAATGAATCCTTTGTAAAATCAACCTCCCAACCCGAGGGCAACAACAAGTACGATTTTTGATGCGATGTAAATGTTTTCAACATGGTTTCGAAAATTGTTCGTTCGGTTGTTTCCTCCTTGCCCAATGGTATTTTGCCGATTGGGGTTCCGACCGCATATCGTTCGATTCCGATTGCCATTAATTTTTGATAAATGCGTTTACGAAAATAGTTTCCAAATATGGGGCGCAATGCTGAGATACCCTCGTAATTATCCCCGACCTTGCCCAATGTAAAAACGGTTATGAATTCCCCTGGGATCGGTGCAAAATTATCCAGGTCGCCGTCCGCTTGCTGAAATACTTCTTTAATGGATCCGTCGCGATTTAATCGCCATTCCTCGATTGTTCGTTGGGAACGCCAACCCAGGTTTTTCAATCCAATAAATTGCCCGAACCTTGGATCGTCGTTAACGACTTCATGAATCCTTTCGAGTATTGCCCAACCATGGTCAACAAATGATAAAATTTCGGTAACGGTTGCCTTAAATGGTTTATGCGCCCGATCGAATAATTCGTAATCAATAAAATCCTTGTGTTTTACCTGGGCCTCGTCGTCGCCGGCCGCCTCAATAAACCAATTGGCATTTAAAATGGGATTTTTTCGGGCGGATAACAGCATTTGTATTTGCGCATCGGTCCGAGTCATTTCATCGTATTGGTCCGCCTGATCTGTTCCGCGCAATTTCCCCAGGAATTCCTCGTCATAAAACCCCTCGAATATTTTGGTTCCCGAGGTTCCAAACGAACCGTTCATTTTCCCAGAACGCGCGCCTGGGGATTCGTTGGTTTCCTGTAATTTTGTAACGTTGTTTTTTGGCATACCCGACCGACGGTTTCAGTATTCCCTTGAGGTTAAACTGCCCGCCAATGTTTTACTAGTAGAAAATCGAGGGTCCGGTTCCGTTTCAACCATTTTACCGATTGATGAATCCCGAACGCGGTTTAAATATTGAGTCATTGCATCCACTTGGTCGTCGAATTTTCCCTTTGGAAAGGTAATAATTTCCTGTATAAAATCGTCAACCCATGGATACAATTTCGGGTTCGGAACCCATAAATTTCCGGCCTCAATCATGGGGGAAACTGCATTTAACCTCGCGATTTTACTTTCCTTTGGAACAATGGCAATCAACGAATGCAATTCATTCCGCAACGTATCTATTACGGCCGCGCCGTTCGCTTTTTCCTCGATTAATAGCTCGTTGTACTTTGGATATTTTGCAACCAATGAGCGCAATGCGGTTAACGTTTCCGTAAACGTTAATTTATTTCGAATTTGGTCGATTAAATAATGATTTGAATGCAACCGCCCCCATACCTGGGCAACAACGAAGTCGGACGTTTCCAGATTTTTGAACGCCGCATCGACCGAAAGGGAAATCATTTCGAAATGGTCTGGGATAACGTCGTAAATTTTAAACCAGTCTTTTTGCACTAAACCCCCCTTTCGAGGCGCGGGCGATTGTTGCCTTTGCGCTGAAAATCCAAACGAACCCAACGTTCGCCGAACGTTTTTTAATTCCTTTGTTCCCTCGCGTTCCGGTTGCAAAATTTCGTTTTCCTTATATATTTTAATCCGGCCCGATCGGGGATACGAATAAATAATTTGTTCCTCGCAAATGTTTGGAATAATCAGGGTTTCAAAACCCTCGCGTTCCTCAGATAAAAAGTAACCCGTCAAATCCTCGTCATGCAACCGCTGCATTACTAAAACCAAACCGCAATTTTTCGGATCGTTGAATCGACTGGATAAGGTTGTTTTCCAATGGTTGATCGCCTTTGCCCTGGCAACCTCGGATTCCGATTCGATTGGTTTAATTGGGTCGTCAATAATCATATCGTCGCAACCCTCGCCGGTTACTGTTCCGCCGGTTGACGTTGCGAACATAAATCCGCGTTCCTCGTTTTGATAAAATGTTTTCTGGTTTTGGTCGGCCATTAATTTAACGGTATCCCCCCAAAACGAACGATACCATTCCGACTCGATTAACATTCGGCGATTGTATGATAATTTCGAGGATATATCGTCCGAATATGACGAGGTGATGAAACGCCGCCAGGGTTTCCGCGTCCAAACCCATGCGGGATACGATACAGTACATAAATTTGATTTGTTGTAACGGGGCGGGATATTAATAATCAGTTTTTTAATCTGTCTTAATTCAACGGCCTCCAAATACTCGGCCATTAATCCCAAATGCCAATTATTTTTTAATTGCGTATGGGGTTCGAATACTTTCCAGGCATGGACGAAAAAAGCGAACAAACGTTGGGTTGCCGTTTCGTTCGCCGTTTCATGCAATTTATGCAACAAAGTATAATCGTTTTTTATTTTTTCTTTATTCAAGGAATTTCATTTTCCCCATTACCTGTTCGGTATCGTAAAAATCCAAATCAATGGTCAAACGCAATTTACGGATTGGAAAATTGTTCCGTTCCAAGACGTCAATACATTGTATTTCAGTTTTGATTGGACCTTTGAGGGCCATGGATTCCGCCTTAACGGATGCCTCAACCATTGAATTAAATTTGTTGATCGCCAGGACGATTTGACGATTTACGATTGCCTTGCGGCGTTTTTCCTTTGGGGATTCAATGAAAACGGTTTCGGGTTGGGTTTCCTCGGATTTTGGATCCGCCTGGACCTCGGTAACGGGTTTGTTTTCCGGTAATGGTTCGACCCCTGGGCATTTATGACGGGAATGCTCCGCAAGGGAATCAAAATCCATTCGGCATACAGTACATGCGGTTTTATTTGCCATTCGAATCCCCCTGTTTTGGCGCATACATTTGATAACCCAGGATTGCAGGGGTCAACGTCGGATCCAGTATTGATTTCGGCCGCATAAATACGGTTTGGATTTCAATGCCTGAATTTGCGAGGCGTTCGATTGTATTCATTATTTTTTGATCCATCGTTCCCTCGCCCCCGTTCGCAAAAACATCGGCAATCAAATACGATTTTTGCGGACCCTTTAATAATTTACCTTTTTTCGATTGTTGGGCATTTTTCCCCATCGTGCAATACCTCCTCGCGGGCAACGGTTTCGTTCGGCGCATAAACAGATACGGAAACGACCTTGCCCTTAATCTTTTTAATATAAATCCAAATATTTTTACCGACGCGGAACGATTCCCCAGGACGGCGTTGTAATGTTAACCAACCGAATTTCATATTTTTGGTTTCCTGTTCCGTCGCCTGGACATTCGGGCCAAAACAGTCCGAACGTGTTTTCGTTTTTCCGTTCGCCGGTCCGCCGAATTTCCAGAGTATCGACGAGGCCGAGGGCATTGCGCCAATACGGAATCCAATTCCGATTCCAGTTTCCTTATTTTTTCCCGTTTAAAGAACTTAAAAAACGGAAACATTAACGATAATGATTCAACCCTGGCGTTCATCCATCCCCCTTGGTTTTGATTCCCCGCAAATATTGCAGGTTAATAAAAATTCACGTTCAAAAAAGAATTGATTGGAGCATTTTAAACAGCGTTCCGATTCTACTGTTTTAAACGTTTCCATTGTTTCCATGACCATATCGGATTCCTTGAATCCTGGGCATGGAACGCGGATATGCAACGATTTCATTTGTGTTATGGTATTGCGCAACCCCCGAATCGATACCCGCAAATGACGGGCCGCCTCGGTTCGATTTCCGTTGTATTTAAAAAGGGCCTGATAAATGGCCTCGTATTTTATTTCCTGTAATGTTTCGTTTTCCAGTCGCAACATTTTTATCCCTCCTTGGATATCCGACCGGACTGGGCCGGAAAATATTAATATCAAAATAAACAGGCCCCATACAATCCCCCAAAAACAGACGGTATGGATTACCCATTGATTAATATTATGACTCGTTTTCGGTTGAGTCGGTAACGATTTCGGCCTCGGTTGTTTCGGGTTCATTTAATTCCTCGTCAATCATGCGTTTTCGTTCAATTAAATCGTCAATTTCATTATCCAATAAATGCGGCGGCGTTTTGTTTATCAGGCCCATTAATGGGTTTAGTATCTCGGCCTCGATTTTATGTTTAACCGGACCAATCAACCGATTTAATAAAAATTCCAGTTTAAATTGATCGGCCTTATTAATAATTTCGACGATCATTTTTGCAATCATTATTTCCAGGTTGTTGATTTCCGTATCTGGATTATTTATTTCAAATTCAACAACCCGTTTCATTTCCCCAGGGGGCATATTCAGATATTTCCGAATTATGCGTTCCAATTCTAATTTATCGGCCGACCTCGCCAGTCTGATATCGTCCGATAATTTGGGCCGCCCGTATGGGTTGAGTACTTGCCCAGGTTGGATATCTCGACCGCCTGTTTTTTTGCCCTTTGCCAATCATAACTCCTCGAATTTGTGTCGGTCCGCCGCGAGTATTTGCAAATAATATTTACGGATTTGCGCCAACCCGATATCGGATGCCTGGGTATCAATCATAACATTTCGATTTTCATGCCCGCCAGCGAACGAAATAACGACCTTGACGATTGGGGTATTCGAGGAATCCATTTCCGCCAGGATTGACTCGGTTTTTCTGATATCGTTTAAAACTTTTTGGCCCAATTCAAAATTTTTAACGTCCATTACCATTGCCCCATTTTGGTTCCATACGAATCCAAATGCCGAAAACGATCCGGCCTCGATTCGGGTTTATGTTTTTGTTTTAATTTGGATTCCAGTTTTCCAATGCGTTCATACGCCTCGATTGCCTCATGGCAAGGCCAACCCCTCGCCTGGAATATCCAGGATTCGAAAATCCAACGGAACGATTCCCAACGGGTCCATTTCAAGGCCCTGCATTGACTGTAAATATCCAGGACGTTCGGGATCCATTTAAACGGTTGGGGTTTCCATTTGAGATCAGTATGCGCCATTTAGCCGTCCTTTAAATATAAAAAAACGTGATGGAATGCCATATACATTTCCAACGGAATACAAATCCAAAACATATCGATGTAAATTGTTGAAATGATAATTGAGATAAACCAACCGAATGCCTGGGCCGCATTACTCATCGAGTCGCCCCGCAATCCGAGCATTTTTCAATATACTTTTCGGTTTCCAGATAAACGAACCATTGCCAATCATGGCCGAATAAAAAACAGGTCGTCGAGTCGATCATTTCAGGTATTGAAATCATTTTAATTTTTCCGCCTTTTTACCCGAGAATTTTTCCCATCGCCGAATTATCAGGTCGCAATATTGGGGCAACAATTCGATTGCAATACAGGAACGGCCTGTTTTTTCCGCTGCGATTAAAGTCGTTCCCGATCCCGCGAACGGATCAACGACCGCCGATTTTTCCTTTGAGAAATTCAACAAAATGTATTCGGGTAAATGGACTGGCATCGTTGCGGCGTGTTCCTTTGCAAATGGGTTGCCTTGGTTACCAGTCAATTCAATACAATTACCGACGGTTCCCTTGAAATTACTGTGCGGGAATTTACGGGAATTATATTCGCCAAAACAATAAATGGGTTCGATTATATTTGTAACGATGCCCTGGACGATATGCGGAATTGATTGGGGCCGTTTCCAAAATAGAATATCCTTGAGGTTTTCGTTATAATTTGCCAACCAACGGGCAACCGGCCGTTTATTGTTTTCCAATAATCCAATATTAATCATTGTTGTTTCGGTTCGATCCAACCAAGTATCCAGGACCCGATTAAGGAATGCCAGATAATCGGGTTCGGACATAGTATCCCCGATTCCCCCGTTGTATTTTTCCTCTAAAGTCGTCTGATTAACCTTGCCTGTAATTTTAAATTTGCCGGCATTGTATGGGGGCGATGTAAAAAGCAATTGCGGTTTAACCTGGGGGCGGTCCAATTCATTAAATATTTTTATGGTTTTCGAATCGATACAATCCCCGCAAATAAGGAAATGGTTTCCCAATGACCAAACCGCGCCGGACGTAATTTTGGCGTCCTCGTTTTCTGATAAATCAGGGAGGGCGTTGTCGTCCGGCGTCGGGTCGGTTGAGATCTTTAAATTCAATTCCATTTTATGCATTTGCATTTCGGAATACAGGTTACCCAGGGGGGATTTTATCTCGGCGAGTATTTCGTTCAAACCCTTTGTAAATTTTCCCGAAATGGCCTGGGAATTTAATAATAAATTTAAAGTTTTTTCCTCGATTGGATCCAGGTCAACCTCAACAACGGGAACGGTTCCCATTTCCATATGGGATGCGGCCTTGAGTCGTTGATGCCCCCCGACCAATACATTTTTATCCCCTCGGATATTTACAACCAAGGGTTCGACCAAATTAAACTTTTTAATGGATTCGCAAAGGCCCTGGAATGCCATGGCCGAGATTTCCCTGGGGTTGTATTTTGCAGGGTTGATATCTTTTATTTGATACGTTTTCAGGTCCATTCTGAAATTCCTTATCGCCTTTATTTCGTTGTTCCGAGGTTGGAACGATATGGAAACCTTAGTACAGGGGTTTTCATCTGGTCAATGCAAAAACGAATTGCATATTTATTGCTCATAAATTGCGGAAATATTGCAGATAAATTGCAAATTAATTGAATCCTAAGTATTTACGGGGGGTTGCAATTACAATGGAGGTTGCAACAAAAAAAAGGCCGGATTTTTAGTCCGACCCGTTCCCTTGCCCTGCCCTGTATTCCATGGGGGCCTATTCCCATTTAGGTTTTAACCATATCAGGATTTATTGTTTTCGGAAACCCTCGTTTTTTAAAAACTTAATCAGGTCGCCAACGTCCTCAAATGTTGCGATTTTATGACGTTTTTTGCCTTCGATCATTTTAACAACAAACCGCAATTCTTTTTTTGCGCGATTCTTTTTTTGGATGGGTTTTTTTTGTTTTCCAAATAATGCGCAACCGATTTGTTGATTTTTTCCAGGTCGGAACGGGATATTCCAGGACCCGAATGGTAATCGTCGTTGGAAATTCCTTCGAACCTCCCAACCAATATTTTTTTTTCTGCCATTTCCTGCAATTTATGCAAATTCATTTAAACCTCCAAAACAAAAAACCCCCCAGGAACAACGATTAGGCGTTGATGCCCCTGGGGGGAATTCTCAGTTATTGAAAAACCGTAATCCATACGATTCGTTAATGCCTAATCGCCTTGCATAATACGGATATGGATAACCCCAGGCAAGGCGCACCGGATCAAGTAATTCCCTTTAAATATCAATTACTTATATCCATAATGCAATGTGGAAAAATGCTGTATAAAATACCCGATTAAAATGGTATAATGCGCCAACCTGGAATCCCCCAGGACCAACGAAAGGCGTCAAAACATGGGTAAAAATATAACGATTACATCGGGCGAATGGTATGCCCAGGGAGGGAAACGGGGGCCAATAACCATTTATGCCAAATATTCCCGTTCGGATTTGGTTGAGGTTGCGACCTTGAAGGGGGATCGGGCCTGTCAATCCGTTAAAAATTCAGTCGAACGCGTTGGGAATGCCTTTTTAATCACGGCCGCGCCAGAAATGTATTTTGCATTATTAGATTATCAACGCCATTTTAAAAATGCTGATATAGAACCCCCAATAACAATTCAAAACGCTATTTTTAAGGCGGAAAACGGGGGGGAAATTGGAAAATAAAACAAATAAACATCGCCAGTTCTCCGATGGCGAAAAATTAATGATGAAAATTACCTGGGATAAAATGGTTAAGGATTACCTGGATTTTGGACATTGCATAATTGAAAAAACCCCCATTGATATAACGGACCCTTGCGGGGTTGTATTTGTTTCCGCATTTGCATTGGAGCATTATATTTACCGTTTAAAAGATAAGGGCATGGAACAATTATTGCGCGATGGATTATCGGGAAAATTGAGGAACGACGATCCGAGTAGTCGGGCGGCCGCAATATGTTATGGTTTGAAAAAATACAAGGAATATAAAAATGGCAAATTATCCAACGTTCAAAAATAAACCGGAAATATTATTTCCAGAACGATTGATTGGCCTGGGCTATTCAGACGAATCAAAAAAAACGAGTCGCGATGCAATTGCGTTTATAAATACAGGCGTTTACAAAATAAACGTGCATTGCAGGAACCATGAAAAAAAGAATCGCGCAAAAAAAGAATTGCGGTTTGTTGTTAAAATGATCGAAGGCAAAAAACGTCATAAAATCGCAACATTTGAGGACGTTGGCGACCTGATTAAGTTTTTAAAAAACGAGGGTTTCCGAAAACAATAAATCCTG